CTGCATTAACCACACGTAGATCACTACCCATGTGGTCTATGTAAGTTACCTTCATTTTTATTCACAACTCCTACTGCCGGTAGACGGATCAATAAAACAAGCTGCACCCTCATTCTCTTCCTTGTTGGCTGGCTCTACCTTGTTCAATATTCCATACCGTTTACCATCAAGTCTAAAGGTAGTCACACCCTTTAGGTTTCCTTTCCAAGCATTCATGTATACATCCTTAAACTCATCAAAGGTTACATTACTACCTACGTTGATTGTCTTGGAAACGGCTGAATCAATAAATGGTTGCACCGCTATCTGCATTTGTAAGTGATCCGAAACATTAAGGTCATCTGTAGTTTCTCCCT